TTCAAGAAAGTCAAGGCGGACCTTTATAACTTCCGTTGTCCCATCTGTGGGGACTCACAGAAGAACAAGAACAAGGCAAGAGGATACATTTATCCGGTCAAAAATAACACGAACTTCAAGTGCCACAACTGTGGTGCTAGTATGTCGCTGAACAACCTTATCAAGCATATTGATACGGTTCTGCACAAGCAATATACTCTTGAGAAGTTTAAGGAAGGTCACACTGGTAGGAACTTTGTGACTGAGGAACCTGTGTTTGATTTTAAGAAACCAGTCTTCAAGAAATCTATTGACTTGCCCAAGGCATCGGAGAACCAAGTATCAAGAGAATATCTTGAAAAGCGTAAATTAAATCCTACAGAATTTTACTATGCTGAACAGTTTAAATGGTGGACTAATCAGCAGAAACATACCTTCGACACTATCGGTAGGGATGAACCACGAGTTATCATTCCGATGTATGATGAGGAAAAAAATCTAATCGGGTTTCAGGGTAGAGCACTGGATAAATCGCCTAATAAATACATCACCATCATGCTCCAAGAGGACGCGCCGAAAGTATATGGACTTGAAAAAATCGATCGAAAATTACCTGTCTACGTGGTCGAAGGACCCTTTGACAGCACTTTCGTCAACAATAGTGTCGCTCTGTGTGGCAGCGACGGTGACGTTCGTTGTCTTGATGGCTGCGACATCATTTTTGTTTACGATAACGAGCCCCGCAATAGAGAAATTGTCAAAAGGATTGAAGGATGTATCGGACGAAATCAAAGCGTCGTCATCTGGCCAAACAGCATTGTAGAGAAGGACATTAATGATATGATTCTTTCTGGACATAACGTTATGTCCGTGCTAGAATCTAATACTTACAAAGGTCTTGAAGCAAAAGTCAAATTCAACAACTGGAAAAAAATATGAGCAACGGAACTAAGGTAGTCAAGAGAAACGGACAGAAGGAACTTCTTGACCTGAACAAACTTCATGTGATGGTAGAGCAGGCATGTAAGGACCTTGCTGGCGTCTCTGCTTCACAAGTAGAAATCCAATCTGGTATTCAGTTCTATGATGGAATCACAACAGAAGAAATCCAAGAGATTCTTATTAGGAGCGCTAGTGACCTTATCGATTTGGAGCATCCTAATTATCAGTTTGTGGCGGCTCGCCTGCTGATGTTTGCATTGCGTAAGCAACTGTTCGGTCGTATGCATGAGTTTCCTACCCTCTACAAGCACGTAGAGCGCTGTATTGGGCGTGGTGTGTATGATCCAGAGATCTTGACTCTTTACACCTATGAGGAGTTTGAGAAACTGGAATCCTATATGGATCATGATCGTGACTATTTGTTTACATATGCTGGATTACGGCAGGTTGTAGATAAATACCTAGTGCAAGATAGAAGCACTGGACAGGTGTATGAGACACCCCAGTTCATGTACATGATGATTGCGGCGACTATCTTTTCGCGATATCCACAAGAGACGAGACTGGATTACGTAAAGAAGTATTATGACGCAATCTCCCGACACAAGATCAACATCCCCACACCAATCATGGCAGGGGTGCGAACACCACTTCGACAATATGCTAGTTGTGTTCTTGTTGATGTTGATGACTCCCTCGATAGCATCTTTAGCTCTGATATGGCTATCGGCAGGTATGTTGCACAGAGGGCGGGTATCGGTATCAACGCAGGCAGAATCCGTGGAATCAACAGTAAGATCAGAGGCGGCGAAGTACAGCACACTGGCGTTGTCCCATTTCTCAAAAAATTTGAGAGCACTGTCCGATGCTGCACTCAAAATGGCATACGAGGTGGAAGTGCAACTGTCCACTTCCCCATTTGGCACCAAGAAATAGAAGACATCCTTGTTCTCAAGAACAACAAGGGTACAGAAGACAATCGCGTAAGGAAACTTGATTACTCCATCCAGATTTCAAAACTTTTCTATGAGCGTTTCATCCAGAATGGAGAGATTAGCCTGTTCTCACCGCATGATGTTCCGGGACTCTATGATGCTTTTGGTACTGATTCATTTGATGATCTCTATGTGGACTATGAATCAAATAAGTCTGTTCCAAGAAAAACTATCGGTGCTCAGGAACTCATTCTTGATCTCCTGAAAGAACGGGCAGAGACTGGTCGTTTGTATATCATGAACATCGACCACTGCAACTCTCACTCCTCCTTTGTTGATAAGGTTGAGATGAGTAACCTATGTCAGGAGATTACCCTGCCTACCAAACCTTTACAACACATTGATGACGAAAATGGTGAAATTGCTCTTTGCATTCTTAGCGCTATCAATATTGGTAAAATTAGGGATTTGGAAGATCTTAATGTTCTCTGTGATCTTGCTGTTCGCAGTCTTGATGAACTTATTGATTTTCAGGGGTATCCGATCAGAGCTGCCGAAATTGCCACCCGTGCGCGGAGATCACTGGGAATCGGTTACATTGGACTAGCACACTACCTTGCTAAGAACGGAGTATCTTACAACGATTCAGAGGCATGGAAACTGGTTCATGACCTCACTGAAGCGTTCCAATACTACCTTATCAAGTCCACCGTAAACCTTGCAAAAGAGAAGGGTGCTTGCGAGTATAGCAGCCGAACTAAATACGGAAATGGAATTTTACCTATTGATACATATAAGAAGGATGTGGATGAACTAGTCCCGAATGAGTTACATTACGATTGGGAGTCTCTTAGAAAAGAGGTACTCACACATGGAATCAGGAACAGCACGTTGTCCGCACAAATGCCTTCAGAGAGCAGTTCCGTTGTGTCAAACGCAACTAATGGAATTGAGCCTCCTAGAGGGTACCTGTCCGTTAAAAAGTCAAAGAAGGGTCCACTTAAGCAGATTGTTCCACAGTATCAAACGCTCAAGAACAGTTATACGCTTCTGTGGGATATGCCTAATAACACTGGGTATATTAATATTGTTGCTGTGATGCAAAAGTTCTTTGACCAGGCTATCAGTGGTAACTGGAGTTACAATCCCCAGAACTACCCTGATAACGAAGTGCCAGTGTCGGTGATGGCACAAGACCTTCTGACTACATATAAGTATGGTTGGAAGACCAGTTATTATCAAAACACCTACGACATTAAGACTGATGAGGTTGAAGAAACCAAAGAGTCTCTTGAAAATTTAATTTCTCAATTAGAAAACGCAGAGGAGGAAGAGTGTGAGTCTTGTAAGATTTAAAACTAATAATGATGAAAAACCTGTTGTTGATTCCATGACCGTATTCAATTCAGAAGAGGTAGACACAAAGAAACAACCGATGTTTTTCGGAAAACCCCTAGGAGTTCAAAGGTACGATTCTTACAAGTATCCCATTTTTGAAAAACTCACCACTCAACAACTAGGATATTTCTGGAGACCAGAAGAGGTCTCCCTCCAGAAGGACCGCAGTGACTACCACACACTGCGTCCAGAACAGAAGCACATCTTCACCAGCAACCTGAAGTATCAGGTCATGCTGGACTCTGTTCAGGGTCGTGGACCTGGTATGGCGTTCGCTCCATACTGCTCACTGCCTGAACTAGAGGCATGTATGAAGGTGTGGGAGTTCATGGAGATGATCCATAGTCGCTCCTATACTTACATCATCAAGAACGTGTATTCAGACCCTTCAGAGGTGTTTGATACTATCCTTAAGGACGATCGTATTTTAGAACGCGCTGTGTCCGTCACAGAGGCGTATAACGATTTTATCAATGCAGCACATCACTATGATGCTTCCAACGACTGGATACACGCATTAGAACAAGTCCCCACCGCCGTAGAATCAAGGTATGAACTCAAGCGCAAACTCTTCAGAGCAGTTGCAAACGTTAATATTCTTGAAGGTATTCGCTTTTACGTATCATTCGCTTGCAGTTTTGCATTTGGCGAACTCAAGCTTATGGAGGGAAGTGCAAAAATCATCGGTCTAATCGCCCGTGATGAAAACCAACATCTGGTAATCACCCAAAACATTATTAAGAACTGGAAGAACGGTGATGACCCAGAGATGAAGAGAATTGTTCAGGAGGAAGAAGCCTGGGTTTACAAAACCTTTGAAAACGCAGTGAACCAGGAGAAGCACTGGGCAGAGTATTTGTTTAAGGACGGATCTATGATTGGTTTGAACGACAAACTGCTTCAGCAGTATGTCGAATGGATTGCTAATCGTAGAATGAAAGCAATCGGATTAAAACCACTCTATGACATACCAGCAAAGAACAACCCACTTCCTTGGACGGAGCATTGGATTTCTTCAAAAGGTCTTCAAGTTGCACCCCAAGAAACAGAAGTTGAATCCTACATTATCGGAGGAATCAAGCAAGACGTTACCAAGGACACTTTCGCAGGATTTAGTCTCTAGAAGCATTACTGCATACAAAGAAGCAGCAAAATCAGATCACTTCTTGTTTGGTGACTACGACCCATATGAAGCATACAGAGAGTCTTAGGACTCTCTTTTTTTATACCCCTCTGGTGACTGACTGCTTAACTATTGCAGTGCCTTCTACAACTTTTTCTATTGTTCCTGTTGTGCTTGTAAGTCTAATATCGTAAAAGTATCTACCTGGTTTGATATTTGTAGTTGTTGCTGTGGTCATGGTAATGGTTAATCTTCCCGTTGCACCTTGACTAAAATCTAAAGTAAAGTCTGCGGCTTTTGAAGATGTATCATATCTCTTGAGTTGTCCACTACCAGAGTAGTTTGAGATATCTAATGCACTGTTAGATGCCTCACTTTCAAATACAAATGTTTGTGTAAAGTCAGTTCCTGTATGAACTGTTAGATTGGAAATGTAAATCGCCATGTTATTAATTCGTTGTTATTCCTTGACGAACCATGACGGTTCCTTCTACTACAATTGACCTTGCATTGGTTCCACTGATTGCAAGAACATCATAAACATGTCTTCCTGGTTTTAGTTTGCCAGTATCAGTGCTACCTATTGATAGTGTTAGTTCTCCATCTGCAGCGCTGGTAATGCCGACCGTGATTGTTGTGAAACCAACAGAACTTGCAACTTTTCTAAGGTGAGAATGTATTGTATAGTTGCTAAGATCCAAAGGAGCATCACTAGGAGTCATCAATTCAAACTTCTCAGAGAAATCTGAATGCGTATCAAGAGTAAGATTTCTTACATATACCGACATTATTGTTTCGCGTTTTTTAAGTATTTATGTTCCTATATAAGGTATCATAATGATCTTGAAATGACCAAGAATATAAATATTAATATTGATTATGATAATCCCTGGTTATACAATCAGGTACCCTTTGGTAGCGACGACATTGAAGACAACTTTGGGTTTGTCTATCGCATAACCAATACGCAGAATCAGCGCTGCTATATTGGGCGAAAATATTTCTGGTCATTTAGAAAACCGCCAGGTAAAAAACGAAAAGTAAAGCAGGAATC